GAAAATCTTCTCGCTGGAATCCGTATCATGGGCGACAATCACCGAGGTGGTGTTGGGCCGCAGCAGTGTGTCCGCGAAGAACAGTCCGCAGATCTCGGTGGTGAAACCCAACTGCCGGGGTTTGAGGATCACGTCCCGCTTCGTCCGGTGCTCGTAGTAGTCCACCTGGGCCGCGTTGAAGACGAACGGCACGATCCGCCTATCCTTCGTCCGGATCTGCAGATTCCGCTCGATCCAGGGCCTCGGGTTCTTCCGCGCCTCCAACATCTGCTCCAATCTCCGGGCTATCGCTCGACAGCGTGAGGAAGAAAGCCACCGCGGCTTCGAGTTGCACATCGTTGAGTTGTCCTGGGTCCTTCGCACTGATCAACACCTCTTCGGGAGCCTTGGGCAGCAAGCCCAGCGATTGCAGAATGTCCGCCATGTCCTTGACGGTGGCACGCACGGTGTTCAGCGCGCGCACCCGCACCGGGGAGTCGGTCCCGGCCGCCTGCACTGACACCCACGCCTCCCGCAGCACGGACGATAGCTGCGCCCACATCTCGGCCGCCAGATGCAACACATTGCGCTGAGTGGACATGCTGGCGACCATCTTCGCCCCCCGACTGCGCATGGCGGCCAGGTCCCGGCGCACGGTCTTCTCGTGCACGCCGAGGATCTGGGCCGCCTCGTTCTCGCTCAGCCGGCGCACCACCACCAGATGCCAGGCGCGCTCCTGGCGCGCGGCGATTTCCTGTTGCTCGACCATCTCGGGGCGCCTCATGCCGGATCAGCTGCTTCTGCGTCGCGGATACCGGACTCTGTGTCACCGCGCTGCTGGAGGAACGTCTGGCACACCAGCTCCAGACACTGGCCCTTGCGCGCGCCCTTGCCCAGTTCGGTCTTGGCGGCCGCCATCGCTCGCTCGAACTGCTCGTGCTCCTTGCCCAGCAGCACTACGGTCACGGGCACAGGGGCCTCGGCGGCGTTCTGCTGTGCCTGCTTGTCCAGCATCTCGCGCAGGTCGGCCGGCAGCTTCAGCAGTTCCAGCGAGTCCCGCAGCTGCGTTGCCGACCACGGAAGCATCTTGGCCAGATCATCTACGGCGTAAGTGCGGTTGAGATCATGCACCAACTCCGCCAAGCGCCGCGGCACGGGCTGGCCGCGCAGGTAGTTCAACTGCAGCCCGCGGACCTTCGCCTCTTCCGGCGTGATGTCCCAGACTTCGCACGGCACTTCCTCAATGCCGAGTTCGCCCGCCGCCTTCCAGCGGTGATAGCCGTCCACCAGCAGGTAATGCCCCTCGCATTCCGGGTCAGGCATGACCTTGAGCGGCTCCAGTATGCCCTTCTCCCGGATGCTCTCGACCAGCTTCGGATACGTCTCCACGTCGAAGGCATTCGGATTCCAGGGGTTGTCGCGGATGAGATCGCGTGCGATTAGCTGCATGACATCACCCTCTCCAGTAGCACTCGGTTGACCTCCACACTGCCCTCAGTCTCCCGCTCAATGTCCCAGATGACAAGCCCCTGTCTCTGCGCCTCTTCGCATTCCATGCGCGCGCCACGGCTGGTCTGCCATCCCGGCAGCAGCACGATGGCGTCGCAGAGCCTGAGCCACTCCAGATCTATGCGCAGGAAGTCGTCGTAGGAGCACTCGTCCTCCCACCCGGCGGTCATGGTGTGCGGGCAGAAGGGCGTGTGCCCCAGTCTCAGCAGGAGCTTGCCGGTCTCGCTGGCGAGGCGGATGTTCTCGAGGCGCGTCTCTTCTCTGCCGTCGGCCGGGGTGTACGCACCGCTGACGTAAACCTTCATGCGACCATCTCCCCAGCCAGAATGATGAACTCGCGATTCGCTTCCCGCTTTTCCTTGGTGGCGACCGCGGTCATGTGCGAGTAGGCGATCTCGACGGCGTGCGCCGGCCGGAATTGCTCGATGGCGGTCTTCACGGTCTGCAAGTCCACCACCGCGTTGCCGTAGGAGATCACCCACAGTGGATACGCCTGGCACTGCGCCAGCAGCGAGACGAAGTAGTCCAGCCCGTCACGCCCCGAGAACGCGCTCGGGTCGTGGTGCTCGCCGAGAATCTCGTCCAGGATGCGGTACTCCTCCTCGTAGACCAGCGTGCCACCATAGGGGGGGTCGAGGTACAGGATGTCGGCCCCGACGCCAGCGCGGATGGTGGAGAGCGCGTCGCCCTTCATGGCTCGACACGGCTGTGCGCCGCGCGCCACCGCGCGGTTGATGTGCTTTGCCAAGTGCCTCAGCGCCGGCAAGGGATGACTGGCATTGGCCGTGATCGCGTGCTTGTAGGTCGCCTTGATGTCGTCCCAGCGCTCCTCCGCGAAGGGGCGATTGAACGCCCCCGGGGAGGAAAACTTCGCGTGTGGCCGCATCCAGTAGATGTAGCGGATCAGCAGCAGACGCAGCAGGTGGCGCTTCATCTCGTCGGTGACCGTGTCCACCGCGGCGAAGGCATTGTCGAGGAACCTCGCCGTCGCCTCCGCGAAGCAGTCCGGCACATAGCTGCTTTCGATCAGGTGCCGATTGCCCTCGGCGGGCACGAACAGCCGGAGGATGTCGTCATCGCTCAGATGTACGCCATCGTTCTCGATGAGCGCCTTGCCGATGATCACGCTGCGTTCCGCCAGATCGCCACACAACACACCGAAGCCATGCGCCTTCGCGTACAGGCTGACGCTCCCGCCGCCCAGGAACGGATCGACCAGTCGCAAGGACGACCAGACTTCCTGGGGATGTACCCGCGAGATCTCGCGGAAGATGCGCGGGCACAGCCGGCGCTTGCCCCCGAAGTACGGCGGCAGTGCCTCAAACCCGTGCCAGGGCATCACTGCACCCCCGCCACTGGCTGATACAGATCGCAGCGCGCGTCCTTGCTCTCCAATGCCGCGATCCACTCTGCCGGAAGCGCCTGAGCCGCCCCGTCCATTCTATGTCGCAGACACGTAGGATGCAGTGCGCCGTCGACGCGCACCTCCGGTCCGCGATGCAGGCACAGCCTGCAGACTGTCTTGCGGTTACGGTGCTTGCTCATTCTGTGTGTCCGTCAAGGCAGGGTCACCGCCAGCGCCCACCCATACCAGCCCGCAGAGCGCGTAGCCGGCGATATCGCGCAACAACTCTCTCCACGCTTCTTCCGTGGCACCGCCGCCTTCGAGAAATGTCTCGAAACGGTTGAGCTTGTCCTCCAGTCGTACCAGCAGACCCAGCAGCCCGCGCTTGCGCCAGCACTTGAGTGGATCGCCACCCGCGTAGGCCCGATTGCGACGACCCACTAACTCGACCAGCGCTGCGGTCTCCATCTCCACCAGTCTGTTGAACGCGTCCCGTCTCACCTCAGCACTCATCTCAGGCCGTCTCGTTCTCAAACGCCGCCGCCAACGAACGCTGCGCGGTGCGCTCTCTGATCTGCGCGGAGTACTGCTCGCAAATGTCGATGCCGATCCACCAGCGCCCCAGGTCCTCGGCCACCTTGAGTGTGGTGCCGGACCCCGCGAAGGGGTCGAGCACGATGGCCGGCCGGGTCGGCCAGGCCTGCAATACCGACTCCGGCCACACGCGGGTATCGACCTGGCCACTCCCGTCGCAGGTCGGGCACGCCTCGCCGTCAACAGCGCCTTCGCCGCTGCACTCCTGACACTCGACCTGGACGATCTCGGCATTCCCATGGCACTCGCAGGTCGGCTGCCAGCCGATGGTCGCCATCCGGTAGTACTCGACCTTGCCCAGCGTGGTGGAGTCGTCCCGCTCCTGGCCGCCGGGGGGATGACCCTTGTTGACGTAGTTGCCGTGTGAGCCGCTGGGATATGGGACGGCCTCACGCTTCGTCAGCCGTTCCCAGGGAGCCCCACAATCAGCACACACCTTCGGAGGAGTCCCGGCAAGGATGCATCGCCGCGGCAGCTCCGGCGGGAACACCGCGAAGTGCGCCCCCATGTAGGGGATGGTGGCGAACCGCCAGACGCTGCGGAGGTTCCGGCCGGCGGGGTGGCAGTTGCGGTCCATGCCGCGCTCTCCGCGCTGCCACGAGTGCTGATGCTCTGGTGCGCTTTCCTCGTCGTACTTGGTGGTGTCTGCCCACTTCTGCTGGACGCGCTGGAGAGAGGCCGCCTGATGCGGCTCGCGCACCGCATCCGCGTCGTAGAAGTAACGCTCCGACCTCGTCAGCAGCAGGATGTACTCGTGGCTCTCGGTGGGGCGATCCTTCACCGACTCGGGCATGCAGTTGACCTTTTCCCAGATCACCATCGCCCGCACCCAGAAGCCGTCGGCCTGTGCGGCCAGCGCGACTCTCGCCGGGACGAGCGTCAGGTCCTTCGGTTTGAGGCCAGTCGGGGAGGCGGATGAGATGTAGCCGGGAGGCCGGCCGGTGCCGTAAGCATCCAGCCACTTGCGCTGAATGGAGCCGCCGTCCTTGTGCTGCCAGCCTTGTCCGCTGCCCGCGTAGGAATCACCCAGGTTCCACCAGATCACTCCGTCGGGCCGCAGCACGCGCCGGACCTCTCTCAGAATCTCGACTGTGTGCGTCACATACAGCTCCGGTGTCGGCTCCAAGCCGAAGGCGCCGCGCCAGGCGCCGCACCGCGCGCAGAACGCGTCCTCCCGCCAGCGCGCTGCCTTCAGCCGCTCGATGTTCTCATCGCCCGGCTTGACGAACGCCTCCCGGCTATGCTTGCCGGTGGACTGCTCCACGTAGTACCTCCGCGGGACCCAGTCATGGGGACACTCAGCATCGCCGCCCCACACCGCCTCCTGCTCCCCGTCGTACCGGCGCAAGCCCCAATACGGGGGCGAGGTCACCACGCACTGGACGCTGTCCGCGGGCAGGTCTCTGAGCTTGTCTCTGCAGTCGCCGATCAGGATCTCTCGCATTCCGTGCTACTGCTCACCGTGAAGAGAAACAGCCCCGAGCCCGCGAAGGCCCGGGGCGTGCCGCCCGATGCTCAGGCGGCGACCAGATTCACCGTGCTGCCCTGTCCGTTCTTGCTCACCTCGAAGCGATAGGGAAAGAGCTCCTTGAGCTCGTCCACGTGCGTCACCACCAGCACGGTGGCGAAGCGATCGGAGATCCGTCCCAGGCAGTCAACAAAGAGCGCTCGTCCCTGCGCATCGAGCGGCGCACAGGTCTCATCGAGGACGAGCATCTCGCAGCGCGCGCCGGCGCGACTGGCAAGTAGCACCGACAGCGCGATGCGCAGCGCCAGATCCACCCGCATCGCCTCGCCGCCGGAGAAGCTCTCGTAGGGGCGTTGGCCCTGGTCATCGGCGATGACGATGTCGAGCGTCTCCTGGATGGTCTTGGCCTTAGTCTCTCGCTGGCTGCGGAGGGCGAGGGACATACGGCCGTCGCTCAGCGTTGACAGCACGTCATTGGCGACGGCTTCGAGGTCTGGTACCGCCTGCTCGATCAGCAGGGCCGGGATACCGGACTTGCCGAATGCCTGGGCGAGGATCTTCAGGAGATTGAGGCGGCGATCCCCGTCGCGCAGCTGAACCGAGAGCTGCTCGACTTCGGCGACGGCCTGTTCCGCCAGGCGTAGCCGTTCCTCCAGAGCACCATGTTGCTGCCCGAGGGTCTGGAGCTTCGCCTGCAGGCCGGCGATCGCCGAGCGAGCTGTCTTGATCGCCTGCTCCGCCTTCGCCAGCAGCGCGTCCCAATCGCGGGCCGGGCCCAGTTCCTTCTCCAGTGCCGCCTTGCGCTCGGCCGTCTGCTTGGCTTCGGCGGCCAGACCATCAAGCTGCGTGCGCACCTCGGCCAGCTGTGCTTCGGCCCGTTCGACCCGACGCAGGGACTCTTGCAGATCGCGCAACTTGCCCGCGGCCTGCTTTGCCTTCGCGTGCTCCGCCGCGTCGTAGCCGGCCTCTTTGCGCGCCCGGGCGATCTCGCGGAGCCGCTTGTCTTCGGCCTGTGCGACGGGCTGCGATTCCAGTGCCGAGAGCCGTTTCGCATCATCCGCGGTCGGGTCACTGTCGAGTAGCTTGGCGAGCTCGGCCTGGACACCAGGCAGCGCTGCTTTCGCACGGCGCGCTGCCTCGATCAAAGGGCACGTCGCGGCCATCTGTGTATCAGCGCAGGGCACGCGTTCCAGCGGTTCCGCCTGTGACTTCAGGTCCTCGACGCGCTGGCGCAGAGATCGCACTTGACGTTCATGACCAGACCGCGCACCCTCGATCCGTTCCTTCAGCGACCGCACGGCCTGCGCATGTTCGGCCGCCGCGGCGCGCTTGCGTTGTTCGACCAGTTCGGCCTCGTGCGCCAGCCGCTCATCCTCCTGGCGCTTGGCTTCGAGTTCCTGAGCATAGGTCTGGGTTTCCTCTGCACGGCGGATGCCGTCGAGCAGCGCGGCCTTACCGCTCACCGCCTTCTCGAGTTGCGACAGCCGTCTGGTCGCCTCACCGATTGCCGTCCTGGTGGTCTCGGCTCGCGCGGCGAGCTCGTCCAGCGACTCACGGCGGGCGCGGTCGGCCTCCCGGTCGCGCAGGAGCGCCTCCTTGGTCTCCTGTGCCTGGGAGAGCTCGCCCTCCGTGGCCGCGATTTGGCGCGCCACGTCGCCCTGTGTGGCGTCATTCTGGGCGATCTGGTCCCGCAGGCCGTCCGCCTCGGAAGCGGTCGCCTGTAGCGCCGCGTGGCGCGTCCGATCGGCCTCCACCTGTGCCGCCACGTCCCGGCCCAGCTGCCTGGCAACATCGGCACGCCGCTCCCATGCGACCAGGTCCAGAATGTCGGACAGCACCTGCTTGCGCGCGGCCGGCTTCGCCTGGGAGAAGGCCGCGACATTGCCCTGGTTCGCGCAGGCCGTGACCGTGAACAAGTCGTCCGTCAGGTGAAGCACCTGCTCGATGCGCTGCTGCGCTGGCGAGATACCAGGTAGGTCTCATCACCCAGAGCAAACTCGAACTCCACGCGGCAGGCCTGCTCGCCCTCCGTGATCACCCCATCGGAACCACCGCGGGTATGCCCGAAGAGGGCGAAGCGCATGGCGTCGATGAGGCTGGACTTGCCAGAGCCGTTGGGGCCGCTGAGCACCGCCAGCGTGACGCCATCGAGGTCGATGGAGTGTTCGCCGCGGTAGGACAGGAAGTTGTTGAGCTTCAGCCTGACCGGTCTCATGACTCCCCCTCTCTGGCGACACTTGCCTGCTGCACTCTCAGCTTCGCCCTGGTCATTGCGGCCGAGGCCGCGGCCAGTTCATCTGCCGCGTCTGGGAATCCCGACCCCAGACATCGCAGTGCGATCTCCTCAATCTCATGCTGGCGGCTGGTGATCTGGCCCCGAATCTCGGCACTCGTGTAGGACTTGCTCATGCTGCACCTCCTGCGACGACGGTCTGTTCCACCACGCGTGCTTCCGCGAGTAGCGCGTCGGCGAGGGGCTGCAACTCAGGGCGTTGCTCAAGGTAAGCCTTGATCGCTTCCTCCAGCGCCATCTCCGAAGACACCGCCACCGCGCGCCGTCTCACCGTCTCCGCCCGCTGGGTCTCCACCTGGTACTCATGCACGCCGGCCGCTTCAAGGTCGCGGCGCAAGGCGGCGAAGTCGACATCGCTCGCCTGCGGCACGCGGACGCGCACGATGGCGCCGGCAAGTTCATCGGGCGTCGGGAGTGCATGACCGTTGCTCAGGTCGATGGTGAGGAAGCGTCGGTGCGGCGTCGGGATCTGCTCGACCGCGACGCTGCAGTCGTCATGGACGTCGAGAAGGCAGTAGCTCTTCCCCTCTGTCTCTTCGCCAAAGGTCACGGCCTCGGGGCTGCCGCAGTAGCCGATCCATGGCGCGTCGCACAGCACTTGCGCCCGATGGATGTGTCCCAGGCATACCGCGTCGAAGCCGAGGCCGGCCACGTCGTGGACGTTCAGGGTCCACTCGCCGCCCAGGGCCATGAGCCGGTTTTGGCCGCCGGCCTGGGCGAGGTCCACCGAGAGGTGAGCGAGCAGAATCGCGGTGATGCCAGGGATGCAGTCGGCCACCAGTCCCTGCAGGCAGTCCATCATCTTCTGCCGGACGACCTCGTTGAGCTGGCCGGGGTCGAGTCTCCGGTATTCCTCGTCGGCCAGGAGAAGCTGCTTGTTCGGCCAGGGGAGACACGCCAGTTGCAGAGCCAAGTCACGTCCGTCCGGCGTGGCGACGTTCGTGGGCTCCACCATCACGCGACCATCGCCCTGCCACACGTTCAGCAACATCGACCGGTCGATCACGAGCAGCCCGGGCGTCTCCCGAACGAGATCGAGCGCGTGCTTCTCGGCCGGAGACCGGGGTGCGTCGTGGTTACCCAACAACAGCACCACCGGCACCCCGGCCTCCAGTGCCGGTCGCAGCGCCTCCCGGAGTAGCCGCACCTCCGAGGGCGTGGGGCGACAGCCATGGAACGCGTCACCCGCATGCAGGACAAGCTGCGCCCCGCGGCTCAAGCCGTCTTCGATGGTGAACCGCGCGCAGCGATAGAAGTCGATGAGCCGAGAGTTCAGTCCGGTGTCAGCGTCGATCCGGTTGCGCTGCGCAGAGAAGTGCCAGTCGGCCGTGTGTACTGCGCGGAGGCTCACCGTGCCACCGCCTTCCTCGCCGGCCGATGCTTCTTCTGGCAGGCGTAGCAGTAACTCGCGCCGCCGAAGGTTGCTTTGCCACGCGGGCTCTGGCAGTAGGCGACCACCGCCGGCGTCAACGAAGCGCCGCAGTCATCACAAGTGCCGGCCTCTGGTGCGGGCGTTGGCGTGTGCTGCACAGGTTCGGGTCCGTCGGATACCTGGACCGCGACCGGCTTGGCCACCGCTTCCGTCAACGCGTCTGCGCCGGGGTCGTCAGGTCCGATCGTGTCGGTGATCGGGACGGCTCCGTCGAGGTCGTCATCGGCCGCTTCCTCGGCACGCACTTCGGCATCGGTGAAGTCCGGCCCAGAGGCGAGCTCGTCAACTACCTCCGCCTTGGGGACATGCAGCAATGGCCGCTCATCCTCGGCCGGCCCGAAGATCTCTGCTCCACTTGAGATCGCCTTTGCCGCCAGCGCGCGTCGCGTCTCGGGATCAGCGAAATCGGGAGCGAGTTCGGTGCGCACGACGACGAAGGGCCGGGCCATCTCCTCACGCGTGTAGGCCTGGCGCAGATGGCAAATGGCTCGCACGAGCCGCAGGAGCGCCTTCGTCTCGGCGAGGCCGTACCGCTCGGCGATGAGCTGGTCGAGACGATCTTCGACGTGCTCCTCGACGCCAAAGGACTTGCCCTCCTCCTGGGCCTTCGCCAGTCGCTTCTTCGCCTCGCGCACGAGCTTGCGCCGCTGGGCATCGAGATTCCACTCGTAGCTGGCCTTCACGATGCGCCAGCCCGTGTCGGTCCTGACCGCGCCGATGTACTGGTACGCCGTGTCGAAACGCGAGGAGCAGTCGCCGCAGCGCGCGGCCTGTTGGGTCGCCTGCGCCATCTCGATGCAGCGCTCACAGGCATCGGGAGTGATGCGGTGGGAGTTGCGGGGGTCGATGATCAGGCCCGCTGCGGAGGCGATCTTCAGCAGGCCCGGCTTGCTCGGTGCTACCAGCACCGGCAGCAGTTCTCCTGTGCGCCTGTCCTTGGTCCACTTCGTGCCCGGCGCGGCATAGCAGTCGCCGCGATGCACGTCGGGGTCCAGCCTGACTTCTACGGCTCGGAGCCGCAGATACGGAGCCGCGGTATCCAGCCGCAGCACGGGGGAGAGGATGTTGTAGGCCTGCGGGTCATATCCCGACAGGTCCAGGCCCGCGTTCTGCCCGTGTTCAACGGGCGCTAGAGCGGTGCTCACAGCACGACCTCCACATTCCGCCGGAGGGCGCATGTCGTGAGCCGCCGCCTTGAGTTCTCTCACGCCTTCTGAGGCCCGTCCGGCTTCAGAATTGGCCGGCACATGCGTGCCAGTCTCAAGGTCATTACTCACTCTGAAGCCGAAGAACATCAAGCCTTTGGGCGAGGAAAGAAGGCGCAAGATCGGCCTGGAACGGGCCTTACCTGCCGCGTTCGCCGATTGTGTGCGCTCAACCGCCGTCATCACACTTCCCTACTTGTTACTTACGGGAACAGGTGGCGAAGTGTCGGGGCTTCCTCGTCCAGCGGTGCACCGCAGCAGCGCGCAGACCGCCTCTGCCTCGGCTTGGTCACCAGAGGGCGTTCGGACCCAGGCAGCGACACCGTCACTCTTCCTCTGGTGGCTACATGCGGGAGGACGCGGCAGAATCTCGGCGGCTCTCAGACGTGTCGGGGACCCGTGTTAGAGTGGCCCGCTGATCAGTGGAGAGGACTCAGGGTGCCTGGAGCTGTATCTGATCCCAGGACCTGGAGCAGTGAGCATGCCGCCAGTGTAGGGGGAGACGAGGGATGAAGCTGCGGGATTCTACAGAAAGCAGGATCGCCGAACGAGTCGCCGGCCTCTCGGCGAACTTCTCGCGGTACCTCATGCGATTCAGAGAAGCGAATCGCTTTTCTGGGCCAAGTCTCCATTTCCACCTGCGCACCGTGGACCGGCTCCGGCAGCATGATGGCCCAGCCAGTGCCATTGGGGATGAGACCTACATCGAGATGCTCTACGCGACGCTAGCTGCCTGGGGGCTTCATCGGATGGGCCCGGGCAATGCGAAGCTTCGCGACTTCAGCGAGTTCGCACTGAATGCCCGGACTATGTTCGGGCATGCGTCGGTCTTCTACGGGCGGAGCATACTTGATCTGGATGATCGGAGTGCGCGGGATGTCGGAAGGCAGATCGGCAGGATCATAGAGGCCCACAAGAGCGACGCTGGCCTCACGTTGGCTGAATCAGTCCTGGTGGCGAACAGCAAAGCCCTGCACCATTTCCTGCCCGACCTGGTGCCTCCAGTGGACCGTGCGTATACGCTGAGGTTCTTTTTCGAGCGCACAGACGCTCCGGGGTCGGCGGCCGAGACGTTCGAGGCCATCTTCCCGTGGTTTGCAGCGATTGCCTGGCAGAATGCACAGGACATCCGCGACGCCGTCGCGTGCGCGAATGCATCTGGAGGGACGCGTCTGTGGGACAGCGGGCATGCCAAGGTGCTCGACAACGCGCTCATGGGGTGGGTGCATGCCAGACGGAGCCCCGGGCTCTCATAGAGATCGTGACCGCGTGGTCTCCGTGGGCACTACGTCGTCTGGTAACGCGAATCGGGAACCAGCCTCAGCAGAATGGCGATGGGCGTGCCTCGCCGATTGCAGATGGCATTGCACTCCGTCTGACGCAGAGGACGCCCGAGCGCGCACGACTGACCGACCGCCTCCCTTAGGGCGGAGAAAGGCACTGGCCACGGCTTCGGGTTATTGTGCCTCCGGTACACAATGAGGTGCACACCGCTCCGCCCCCCGCAGACAAGATAGCCATCCCCGTCCAGATAGGGAGCCTTCCTCTCTGATTCGAACCTCGCCACGATCTCCGCCGTGATGACAGTCGCCAGATCATCCTGTGGTGTGTGTTCCATGTCCCGGGCACCCTCCCTTGCCGCTGTTCCCTCAAGCGCAGATCTCTCTCCCGATAGCCACGCGCGCAGAGCCACGAACCACTCTGTGCGGGTCCGCCCGCCAAGGGGCTTGCCGCCAGGTACCCGCCCACTCGTGGAAGGCACTACGAAGATCGGGATGCCCCGGAACAAGGCAGATGTCTGGAGGCCCCAGTCGCTCTTCCTGATCCCCGACCACGCTCTGAACGCCTTCTTGCCATTGAAGCAGACTGCCCTGGGGCGATGCTTCCGGATCGTCTCGTCGAGCCGGCCGCGGTCCCAATCAGACTCTGACAGGGTCCGATCATCGCTCGACACGGCCTGCTTCGCCAGGTCCGTCAGTCCGATGCCATATCGGAGTAGCAGGTGGTCCTCATCCGGGCGCAGCAGCCGGTCTGTGAAGCCACCAGCAAACAGGTCGCGGTAGAAGGAGTTCGTCGGGTCGCTGTAGTGGTGACCCCGCTGTGCGGAGATCTCGCCTACCGAGGTCCCAACGAATACGACATCCAAGCCGCCACACACGATGTCTCCGAGCACGTCCATCTGATAGAGACTCCTTCGTACGTGTCCTTCCCCGCTGGCAGTATACCCCTGAGTTGATGGCTTACCAACCTGCGCTAGCCGGCGTAACGAAGGTCTGTACGACCGGGTTGGCGGTACCGCAGTCTGCTCCCACTCGGTGCGACGATCTCAATGCTCTCCCCTGTGACCTCGCCGATCTCATGGCTGCCGTGCAGGAAGCACACCAGCCCGTAGTCACCTCCACACGGGAAGCGCAGCCGGCCCCGATTCTGGTAGAGCGCCGCCTCCGACCAGCCCAGCGCGAGCGCCTGGTCGCGGATGGCATCAACCTTCGCAACGGCTTCAGGGCTGACGGGCTCCGTGAATGGCCAATCCCCGTCAGCCGGGAAGAAGTGTGGTGGCGTGGCGGCTGGTTCGGGGTGCGGCGTAGGTTCCCAGTCCTGAACCCGCGGTGCCTGGTAGGCCTTCGGGTCGAGTGTCCCGACCGCGGCCGCAAGAGCAGCTTCGCCCAAGTGCGCCACTGCCCAGAAGTGCGCCTCGTTGAACCGCCGCCTCAGTTCCTGGTATTGCGCCGCAGCGAGTCGGCCTCGTTCCCGCGCCCGCTTCGCCACCTCCATGCAGTGCCGCAGCCAGGCGTAGTACTCGGGATCGAGCCGCCGGAACCCGCAGCGCTCGCAGATCTCGTCCTGGTCGGGTTCCGGTGTGGAGGTCTCCCAGGTGTCCAGTTCGGTGGAGACGTAGAGCAGGGACTGACCGGTGGCGATCACCCTTCGACCTCCTCAGGTAGGTTGGCTAGGTCAACGGGGCCGTCCGCGGGATCTTCGCGGTATGTTCCGCGGGATGTTGAAAACCCACATCCCGCATCATTCCGCGGCCCAGGAGCGTCGAGGCTGACCTCTGAGGCTGTCGAAGCCTCCTCGCGGTATGTTGCGGGATGATTTCCCCGATCACTCTTCGCGTGCGTGCGCGCGGGCACGCATGTGCGCGCATGCGCATAAGGTTGTTCAAACATCCCGCAACATTCCGCGGATTCAGCCTGGCCCAATCTGGCCTGGTCCTGGGTGCAAATAGGCCGCGGGATGTTGGTCTCAAACATACCGCGTGACATCCCGCAACATCCCGCGCGATCATCGGGTGATCCGACCATCGCCAGGCGATAGGCGGCCCGTTTCGAGTGTGAGTCATAGCGCATGAGCAGTCGCCAGTCCGCGAACTGCCGGTCCCGTGCGGCCGCCAGGGCCAGCCCGAGCCGGATCTGCTGGGAACGGAGTGACTTGTCGCCGATCACGCTGCCCAGCAGGTCGCGTTCGAGGGCGAGTTCGAGCAGATCCTTGGCCGCGACCCAGTGGTCCTGATGGGCCTCCCACCAGGCCGCCACGAACTCCCGCCACTCGTTGCCCTCGACGTCGGCGGCCTCGTACAGCTCCTCCGCGTTGCCCAGGAAGCCCCGGATGCCGGCATTGGCGAGGATGCCTCCTATCACTCCAGCCCAGCTCTCGAACGATCCCAGCGTGATCCCCGCCCGCGGCCGCCCGGCCGCGATCCAGGCCTGCACCAGGGTCAGCACTGCGCGTACGAGCGCGGGCCGGTTCTCCCTGATCCAGTCCCGCAGCGGCGAGTGCCGGAAGCCGACCCGCTGCCAGGGCCGATCGGTCTGCGGGTCCATGCGGATGCGAATGCAGCGCCGGGCGATCTCCAGGGAGAGGCGGGGGTTGTTCGCGGTCACCAGCCAGGTGGCGTGGTTGGGCAGATCAATCATCCGGTTCTGGCCCAGCAGCCTGTCTGACCACACCTCTGCCGTGAGCGCCGACGACAGCTGCGCCGACTCGATCCCCACGCGGACGTTGTCGAGCAGGATGACAGGCTGCGCCTTCGCCAGCAGCGCGGTGACCTTCTTGCGAGTCTCGTCCTCGTCGGAGGTCACCGTCGTCGGCTCGCACGCATGCCCGGTGGCGATGAGGGAAACTACGTCCGCGAGCAGGTTCTTACCAGAGCCTGGCGCCGGCGCCTCGATCAGATGGATGGGCGTGCATCCGCCAACCATCCGCCTCACGAACGGGAGCAGCATGGCGGCCACCGCGTGCGCTCGATCGGACTCCGACACGAACGGGAAGTCAACCAGCAGCTCTTCGAAGAGCAGGCGCTTTGCCGCCTCGACCTGTTCGGCCGTCACACTGCCAGGCATCCGGTCCAGGGAGAGATCGGTAGCTTGGTGGTACCAGAGCCGCGCTTCGGCGTGGTAGCCAGGCCGAGAGATCAAGCTGCCTGACGCGTCGAAGACCGGGGCACAGACCACGCCATCGAGCGGACCGAGGGCGGTGTCGGGGTAGGCGAGCATGTCGCGAGCCACGTCCCGTACCGGACTCACGCTCACCACCGCGTCGTCGGTTACCTTCACCCAGTCGGCAGCGCGCGCCAGGAGACCGTATACGGCGGCCTCGTCAGCGAGCGCGATGTGCGGGTCACCATCGCCAAGGACAAGCCTGGCCAGACTGTCTGCCCGCCGGAAGAGCACGGGGGGCCGGTTCGCAGCGTGGACTGCCTGCCAACCGTCGGCGATGATATCCCGCAGCTGGCGGTTGTTGACGCGAATCTGCGGCCGGGAGGGCTGCTTCGGACTGCTAGAAGCGGCAGGTCCCGGCGCCCTTCCTGCCGGCGGAGGGACACCGGACAGCGTAGCGACCTGGCGTCTTGACTCCGCGAAATCAGCCGCCAGGCAGCGCTTCACCAGGAAGTCGAAGACAGAAAGCGACTCGCCGGAGATGAAGGAATGGAACTGCCCGCGCTCACCCTGACCGGTGCCATCCGACACGCCGGCCGAGGGATCGCGGTCACCAGTTGGCGACCAGGGATCCCGGCATTCCAGCCAGCCGGTGCTGTGCTTGCGGCCGGTAAGCCATTCCCCGTAGACCGACTCCAGTGGCAGGGCGGCCAGCGCCTGCTTGCGCCACTCCCGCCAGGACTGATCGTCCGTGTTGGCGGGCTCATCCACTTGCGCAACTGGGGAATCGACGGGCTGCGTGTGCCGGGCGATGGCAGCGTCGACCCGCGCCTCGTCTGCAGTCTCGAACTCGGCCGGGGCATAGGGCACCAGGTGGCCCTGATCACCGGGTCGGTGAAACTGGTTAGCGCCATCCTCTGCACCAGACCACCACGGCAGCCATACCAGGTTGCCATAGCCCTTCTTCTCGACCTTGGCCTGCTTCGGGAAGATCTCGACTCCGCGGCCCGTGTTGGTGCGGACCACCTCCCCGGTGCCGAGTGTGACCTCTTCGGGTATCAGCGCCCGTGCCAGGGCGCGCGCCTTCTCGGCCTTCAGTGGCGGCTCGAAGAAGCACCATAGGTGCCATCCTTTACCGCTGCCGGAGCGCTCCAGGTAGGCTGCAATGCCGGCCTGCGTGAGTCGATGCCAGGTCTCAACGGCTGTCTGCTTCGGGTTGGCCAGAGCGTCGGCATGATCACCGCCGTCGAAGTCCAGGCAGACCCACTTTGTGGTGCCATCGGGTGCGGGCGCGTAGGCGCCCACGCGGAACCGACCGGCCACTGCTCCCTGGCCGCGGCGATTGCGATAGCGAACCGTAGCCTTCGGCGCCGACTCCCCCTGCACGTGAGCAAGGAGCAGCGCCTCGAGCTCCTCGCCCACGTCCGCGGGACATGGCTTGCCCCAGGGGGCCAGGAACGCGATCCGGTCGGTGCGACACAGGAAGTACCGACGCAGCAGCTCCAGTGCGGACTGTGGATCGGGGGCTGCTCTCGCGTCGTTCATTCATCGCTCCCGTCCTGCTGGCCAAGCAGCGAAAGGAACGTCTTGCGCCGTCCGACCTCGCGCTTATCGGCGCAGTTCCGGATGCCCCACTGGTCACCCAGGATGATCGCCACCTGCTGGGCGCGAGTGACGCCCGTGTAGAACAGGTTCCGGTGGTGCTGGAAGCTGTGGGACTTGTGGACCACCAGCACCACGCAAGGAAACTCCGAGCCCTGCGCCGAGTGAATGGTGAGCGCGTAGGCCAAGTGGAGGTCCTGGAGATGGCCCTCCTCGGCTGACAGCTCGACCTCGCGCACATCCCGGTCGAAGAAGCGAACGACGAGGTCGTGGCTCTTCGCGTTCGCCGCAATCACCTGACCGATGGAGCCGTTCATGACGCCGAGGTCATAGTTGTTGCGCTTCTGGATCACCTTGTCGTGGAGCAGGAAGCGGGGCCGGCGGCCCGGCCGGGTAGGAGGCACCTCGACCCCGTACAGCTTCCTCTGCAGCAGCCGCTGGAGCTCAACATTCAGTGCGGCCGTGCCCAGCGGCCCCTTGTGGGTCGGGGTCAGCACCTGCACTTCGGAGATCAGGTCGAAACGCAGCCGCTCCGCGATGCCGTCCCGGTGCATGTCGAGCAGTGCTCGCAGAACTTCCTCGGCCCGGGTGAGGTGGTTGATCAGAATCCAGGGCGGAACTCTGGCAGGCTCAGGCGTCGCGGTCTTGCGCACTTCTCCCCGCAGCACTGCGATGGAGTTCTCCTTGAGCGGGCCGGCCTGGCGGACGATCTCGTCGAGCACCACGGTCGGCAGCACGCGCGTATCAGTCAGGTCGCGCAGGATGTTGCCCGGGCCGACTGGAGGGAGCTGGTTGTGATCGCCCACCAAGATGACCGCGGTGCGCTCGGGATCGACCGCCTGGAACAGTTGCCAGGCGAGGGGCACATCGAGCATCGAAACCTCGTCCACGATCAGCACGTCCGCGTCGATCGGGTCATCGGCACCCAGGGCGAAGTTGCGCCCGTCATACCCGAGCAGGCGGTGGATGGTGAAGGCCTCCTGACCGACCACCTGCTCCATGCGCTTGGCGGCCTTGCCGGTGGGCGCCGCGAGGACAACGGAGAGTTCGTGGGCGCGGCAGATGGTGGTGATGGCCGCGCTGACATAGGTCTTGCCGCTCCCCGCTCCACCTGAGATCAGAGACATGCGGTGCTTGAGCGCGGCCCTTACTGCCTCACGCTGACCTGGGTTCAGGTCGGGCGCCTGCTCTTCGATCAGCGCGTCGGCATCGGTGTCGTCAGCGAAGTGCGGGTTGGGCGCGTTGCCGGAGGAGAAGACCGCGGCCAGCTCCTCCTCCATGCGCCGAATCTCAGGGATGGCTACCAGGAAGCGGCCCGCATAGGAAGCACAGGAGAGCTCGCCCACGCCGATCAGACCCTCAAGCGTGTGCTCGATCAACTCACGACTGCCGATGGTGTCCAGCGCTAGCACGCCGTTCGCCAGCTCGATCAGCTGCTCATACCCGACCCAGCAGTCGCCCTGCTCCAGGCGCTCGCGCACGCAGAACAGCACTCCCGCCCGAAGCCGCGACGGGTGCTCCTTTGGGGTCCCGATCTGGAGCGCGATCTGGTCTACTCGCCGGAAGCCGAAGCCAGGGATCTCCTTGACAATCAGGTAGGGGTCGGCCCTCAGGATGGCGACGACATTGTTGCCGTACTTCTCGACGAGTGTGGTGACTTGGTGGTGAGTCAGCCCGTAGGCGGAGAGCCAGATTAAGGCGGCGTTCACCGTCTTCGTGCGGAGCCATTCGTCGCGGAGTGCCTCCACCGTCTCCAACGGGATGTGCGCTTCGTCGGCGATCAACTGCGGCTCTTCGGTCAGGGCGCGCTCGAAGTCCGATCCAAAGCGAACGGCGATGCGTCGCGCCTTCACAGGACCGATGCCTTTGATCGCAGGATGGTGAGCGAGATAGTGCGCTAGGCCCTCTGGGTCTAGGTCGAGGTCGAGCTCGACTGCCTCCACCTGAAGCTGCCGGCCGTACTTTGTGTGCGTCTCCCAGCGGCCTCTCAGCACCACCGGCTCATGCTCCTGCACCAGCACCGGCCCCGCGAACTTAACTCTCTTCCCGTCCTCGCCGCGCAGGCAGCCGGCCGAGAAGCCGGGGCTGGAGAAGTACACATCCTCCACCCGGCCCCGTACTGTGACCGACTGAGACGTCATGGCGTCGAGCATTCCGATATCACCTTGCGATAGGCACGCAGCAGGAAGCCCTCGGTGAACCGACAGCAGGCCTGCCGGTCAGAGCAGAAGAACACGGGAACCCCATAGTCCACGACGATGCTGATCGCCGCCCCGACCACCGCGTTGGGGTGGGCGCCGCTGTGATAGCAGTGGGCGAACACATCCGCCAGGCTTGCCTCCACCACCACGCAGGCGAAGGCATAGCTCTGCAGTCTCTCGATCTCCCGCCGAAAGCGCGGCCGGTCGCGGATGACCGAAGACACGAAGTCATCCAGGCTCTTGCGCTCCACCGCCAGGAGATGCTCCGCTCCCTCGACCGAGTAGTCGCCGGCGGCGAGGGGGGACCGCACGGCGACCACCCGGTCAGAGAAGGCGTACGGAAGCTGCTCCCGCGTGTCTACGATCACGCGGACTGGTTGCATCTCAAAAGGGCGGAAGGGCGGAGCCAGTGGACCCGGCTGAGCCGGCCGAACCGGCCGAAGCCGCAGGAGCGCCGGCCGCCTCGATGCGCTTGTTCAGGTAGACGCTCTCGTTCTCACCCCGCGTCCGCTTGGTGACCTCGAGGTGGATGTCGAGCAGCTCCGGCAATCGCGACGGCAGCTCCGAGAGCTTGCCCAGCGTGAGGCCGCAGGTGTGCAGGTCGCTCTTCAACCACTTCAAGTTTTCGGCCGAGGCGATGACGTTGTTGCGCCAGAGCAGACGCCCCTGGCACTGAGGGCCGAGGACGCGCAGGGTCCAGCGCAACATCGCATTGCCAGCGCGGGAGCGCACGAGTTCAACCCGCTCGACCGTTACCTGGTACTTGCCGTCGGGTAGGGGTTCGAACCCCGAGTCCTCCATCGGCGCTCCTTCGAACTCCGCGTCGAAGGTCGCGAGATCGGTGGCGCTGACTTCCTGAGCTGCGCCGCGCTCGTCACTGCTGCTCATGGCTCGTCTCTCCTTGTGGGGTTGTGGAATTCCCGGGACCGGACATTGCCGGACACAGGGACTGCGCAGCGGCCTCGAAGGCCGCCTTGAACGCGTCGTAATCCAGGGGGAGAATCTCTGGGAGGCGTCCCGTGCGATCGCCACTCTCCCAGTGCTGCGACGGCTTGGTGCGGAGAACGCGCCGAGTGATAGGCTTGCCGTCGGGGCCGGCCGCGGTTTCGGTGTCGCAGTACAGCACCAGGTCGCACAGGCCCAGCAGGAACTTGCGCACTTTGTCCCTCAGCGCGGGGACGGCCTTGTGGTAGGTGCCGGTGCGGCCCTGGATCTCCTCGCGGTCGGCGTGGCTGATGAGAACAAGGCCCATGCCCAGGTGAGAGAGCTTCGCGATCACCCGTTGGAACTCGTTCAGCACCAGGCTGTAGCCTTTGCCATACGGCATGTCGGCTTCATGCTGGATGTTCTGCTGCTCGCAGACATGGCGTTGGCAGAGCTGCCAGAGCGCGTCCACGGTGTCAACGATGACCGTGCGGAAGCGGTGGCCTCCCTGGGCGAGCTCGCCGCAGGCGGATAGGAACGTGGCCCAGCTGTCGATGCCCACGCGATAGCATTCGATGCCGCCCTGGCCGGCCTCAGCCGCCAGGAAGATGCTGTCGGGGAAGTGCGAGCTGAACTCCGTCTTGCCGATCTTGACGTCGCCGTACACCAGGATGGTGGACTGTGACAGATCGGTCTTCGGGGGTGTTGGTTCCGTCGGTAAGATGCCCACTGCTGTTCTCCTCTCCAATCGGATGAACGACCCTTGCCTTGCCATGCCTCGCCGTACCCGACCTCGGCCCACCGCGCCTCACCCAGCCTAACCGGGCCCCGCCTAGCCAGGCCCCGCCTCGCCAGACCTCGCCTCACCAACTCATCACGTCTGCGGCTCCCACTTCACGATCTTGAAGCGGCCAAACGGACCGCCCTTATCCGGACGGAAGTCACCGATGCCCACCTTGCGGCCCGCATCGGCCAGGATCAGGTAGCTGAGATCTAGCGAGAAGATCTCGACATCTACGTCGGCTGTGAAGCTCAGCCGCCATGAATCGAGCCGCGGCCGGTGGCGCATGACGCGGCCGCGAGTGGCGGGGATGACGACCGGCCGGCTGTCCACTTCGAAGTCCTTTGTGTCGTGGACCAGCTCGGTCTCCAGGATGGAAAATGCCGCCATGCAGAGCCGATCGGCCTGCTTGCGGCCCACCTTGTGGAACCTGCCAGCGTTGCGGAATGCCTGGAGGATGTGCGTTGACGGCTGATAGAGCCGTCCGTCCGGCATCCGGTAGGCGACCTTCTCGGCCTCGTCTCGCGGCTTCTTTCGCGTCGTCGTGGAGCGCGAGCTGCCGTTGGATACCTGCTCTTCCGCCTCCTCGCCGAAGCGGTGTTGCAGGAGTGGGGTGATGCCTTCGATGGTGATGTCTACGAGCACAGTTTCCTCCGTGTCAGTCTCACAGGCCGAATAGCCACTCATCGTCAGTCGGAAGCTGATCCAGATCGGCGGGCGGCGAATCTCGCTCCTGTCAGGCACCGGACTGCACCGCGGCAGCGATCGCTCAGCCAACTGCCGACCCGGCCCAGTACTCCGCGCCGGGTGAAGCCGTCATCCTTGGGGACGCGCTCGACGTCGAAGGCGGTCAACCCGAACTCGTTCAGGAGCAACTGGGTGTAGAAGACGGCGACGCTCTGGCCGGCCTTAGTGCGGGCGTCCACCACCAGACACCGCTTCCTGTCATCGGCGAAGTAGCCGCAGTCCAACCGCACTCTGGCTGGCCCATGGATGTGCTCTGCGAGCAGGATGGCATGGGCCACCAGGTCCCGAGCGCGCTCCATGGAGACGTCGGGGGTGAAACGGAAGCGGTAGATCTCAGGGGTCACTGGTGTAATCTCGGTCCTCATCCGTGGAGTGCTCCTACTTGTTACTTACGGGAAGGCCCGCCGGAGTGTCGGGACTCCTCTCCGAGGTGCACGCGCAGGCCGGCCTGCTCGAAGATGGCGCGAATCGCGTGGATCGACTCGTAGAGCGTGTCTCTCGATATCCCGAGGTCGGCGGCAATGCGGCTGCGGTTGGGGTTCTCCAGCAGCCTCCGGCAGAGGTCGAGTTGCTCGGGGGTGAGCTTCGCCAAGGCCCGCAGCAGATCTACTCGCCGCTCAACTCCGCGCTCGAAGGGATCGTGGCTTAGGCCTTGCTGGCTGCGCACCGCGTCAGTCTCGGCCAGATCCTCGAGGCAGGCATCCTCGCCATCCTCGGCCGTAACTACATCGTGAATGGACTCCATCTCGAGGCGGCAGTCCCGACAGGCGGCGCGACGTGCCTCCAGGATATCGGCTGCTTTGTTGCGGACGACGCGGTCGATGAAGGTGGTACGCTTCCCGCGGGAAGGGTCGAACTTGTCGAGCTGCTCCCAGAGATAGATCGTCAGCTCTTGCACGATGTCGTGGAAGTCTTCGGGGACGAAGCCGGCCCTGCGGATCAGCTGTAGGGCGTGCTGCTTGATGGACGAAACGGCATAGGCATCCAGCGTCTTGCGACTGTGATCGGCACCCACTTCTTCCTCCTCGGGCCGAGGAGGGGGCCGCGGTGGATGCCGGCTGACCGAAGGGTGCGCTCGCAACGATGGAGCGGAGACCGTTGGACGGCCGCCCTGTAGGGGCGGCATCCACGCGACCTCCGCTCTTCGGTCAGTCTTTGCGTGAGAGTGATTGCGCTATTCGGTTGTCACGGCGCGGTCAGGCTTCGTCTGGTTCTTCGATGGTCAGGCGCACCGGAAGGCCGTGCTGGACGACGATGCTCACCATGGCCGTCCCGGTGATCGAGTCCAGCCGGCGGAAGAGAGCGTCGAGCGACCGCAGCCGGAAGGCGCGTCCTGACTGCTTGGCCGAGGGAATCCCATCGGCAGCCAGATTCACGATCCGCTTGCGCCGCGGTCGCGGGCTGGACTGCGGCTCTCCGTTGACCACACGTAGACCATCGATGCACCCGAACTCCAGCGCCTGCATCATGGCGGCGAGGCGCTGGCGGGCGGGCGACGGCTGCGGCTGAGGTCTGCGACGGGGAACGTCGGGTTGTTTCATGAGCATAGCTCCCAGGTGATCTCCGCCGCACGGTGACGGCGGGCAGGAGCATTCTGCCAGGGAGGAGCCGGGGAGGTCTGTGGACAGTCCCCAGAAAGCCGTGACACTTCGGCCCTGGAAATCGCCTACAATGCCTCTATCTGGGTCGCCACGAGAAAGTCGTGACACTTCTCGAAGAAGCGTGACAGTTTGGGGCTGCGGAGAGGGGGGAACTACCCGAGGCGGTGTCGTCGGTGGTCAGACTGGAGGAGGAGGGCTGGGCCAGCGAT